GTTATGGAACTCCAGGACCAGCTCCAGGACGTTATTTTGCAGGTGGAGGTGGAGGTGCTACAGATGCCCCTGGTACTCAAGGAACAGGAGGAGCTGGTGGTGGAGGTAATGGTACCAATTCACCAACTGGTGGACAAAATGGAACAGCTAATACTGGAGGTGGAGCAGGTGGAAGTGCACCAGTAGGAGGTGGTTCAGGCATAGTAGTAATAAGATATAAATTCCAATAAAATAAAATTATGAGTGAAATAAAAGTACATAAAATTAGTCCTAAACAAACATGTACTCAATTAACATTGGGCGACAGTGGAGATACTATTATCATTCCAGCTGGTGCAACGATCACGAATAACGGTACAGCAACAGGTTTTGGAAGAACAGGAACAGTTAATTGGGATACAACTAAAAAAACTACAGGATTTACAGCGGTTAATGGTGTAGGATATTTTTGTGATACATCAGGTGGAGCATTTACAGCTACTTTACCAGCAACTCCGACTGCTGGAGATATAGTTGCTTTTTCAGATTATACAGGAACGTGGGGAACTAATAATATTACAGTTGGAAGAAACAGTTCTAATATTAATGGAGCTGCTGCAGATTTAATATTAAATACAAATAACACAACAGCAACTTTAATTTATGTAGATGCAACAGAGGGATGGAGAGTAATTGACACTGGTTCATTACTAAGTGTTAATGCTCCTGAATATGTAGTAGCAACAGGAGGAACAGAAACTACTTGTGGAGATTATAAAATACATCAATTCACAGGACCTGGAACTTTTACAGTTTCTAATGCAGGAAATTCATTAGGATCTAATTCAGTAGACTATTTAATAGTAGCGGGTGGAGGTGGTGGTGGTGGATCTACCAATCCTGGGGGTGGAGCTGGCGGAGGTGGAGCAGGAGGTTATAGAGAATCAGTACCATCACCAGCTGCGTGGACGGCTAGTCCATTAGCGAGTCCTGGTGGAGCTTTACCAGTTTCAGTTACAGCTTATCCAATTACAGTAGGAGCAGGTGGAGCAGGTATGGCTAGTGCTGGAAGTGGAGCATCATTTGGTAATGATTCAGTATTTTCAACAATTACAGCTTTTAGAGGTGGTTATGGTGGAGGAAATGGACCAGGTATTCCTTCTCCTTATCAAAATCAACCTTGGCAGCCAGGTGGTAAACCAAGACAGGCTGGTGGAAATGGTGGATCTGGTGGAGGAGCAAATTATCAAGGTCCAGGTGGAACAGGAAATACACCTCCAGCAAGTCCACCTCAAGGAAATAATGGTGGAAATGGTGCTGGTGCACCAGAGTATGCTGGAGCAGGTGGTGGTGGAGCTGGAGCTGCAGGAAATGCTTCAACACCTTCAAACGCTGGAGTAGGTGGAGATGGAGTAGCTAGTTCTATTACAGGTTCACCTGTTACAAGATCAGGGGGAGGGGGTGGAGCTAAATCCAATCCTGGCACAACACCAGGAGGTTCAGGTGGTGGAGGAAATGGGGTTGGTGGTGGAGGTCCAGGAACAGCAGGGTCTGCTAACACAGGTGGTGGAGGCGGAGCAGGAGGGTCTCCTTTAAGTGCTGCAGGAGCTGCTGGTGGTAGTGGAATAGTAGTAATAAGATATAAATTTCAATAAAAACTATGGATTTACAATTAACAAAAACTAAATTATAATAGGAGATAATCATGGCACACTTTGCAAAATTAGGAGCTAACGGAAAAGTTATAGCAGTATTAACACTGAACAACAGTGATATGCTTAATGCTTCTGGAGTTGAAGATGAATCAGTTGGTCAACAGTATTTAGAATTACATAATAACTGGCCAGCTCAAATGTGGATTCAAACATCTTACAATACAGCAGGTGGACAACATAAAAGTGGTGGAACACCATTTAGAGGAAATTACGCAGGAATTGGATATACTTGGGATGAAGATGATCAAATCTTTTGGCCAAAGAAACCTTTTACTTCATGGGTAAAAGATGTAGCAACTGCATCTTGGAAATCACCAATTGGTGATGCCCCAGCATTAATTGAAGAACAAATTGCTCAAAATACAGCAAAAACTCATAGATGGGGTTATAACTGGAATGAAGCAAATCAGTCTTGGGATTTAGTTAATTCTAAAGTTTCTTAAAATTTGACATTAATATAAAATTTTACTACATATCTTCATAGGTATGTACAATAAAATATTAGTATTTGGTTTACCAGGATCTGGAAAAACTACATTTGCTAAAAAATTAATAGAAAGTAAAAAGATACCTCACTTTAATGCTGATGATATTAGAAATCTATTTAAAGATTGGGATTTTACAGAACAAGGACGTAAACGACAAGCAAATCGTATGATGACTATGTGTGATCTTGCAGTTAATCATGTAGTTGTAGATTTTGTTTGTCCATTTGAATCTTATAGATCTTTCTATGATATGAAGATTTGGATGAATACAATTGATAAAGGAAGATTTGAAGATACTAATAAAGTATTTGAAAAACCTAAAAAAGTTGATTTTGAAATAATTGATTTTAACTACGGTAACATAATAAAGGAGATACATGATAGATTATACTAAACCAACAGCACAAATGCTTGGACGATGGCAACCTTTTCACGATGGACATTTAGAATTATTTAAAAAGATATTAGAAAAAACTGGACAAGTTCAAATCATGGTTCGAACTATGCCAAGATCCGATAATAATCCATTTGAATTTGAAGATATTAAAAAACGTATTGAAGAAAAACTTAAAGATTATAAAGGTCAATTTGAAGTTATCAAAGTTGCAAATATAACAAATATTTGCTATGGTCGAGATGTAGGATATAAGATTGAAGAGATTACCTTACCCAAACAGATACAGGAAATATCTGCAACAAAGATAAGAAATGAAAAGTAAACAATATTATTTTTTAACTGGATTTCCAAGATCGGGAAATACTTTATTATCTACTATACTTAATCAAAATCCAAATATAGCTACTACAGGTCATTCTATTTTACCACAATTATTTTTTGAAATAGATAAAATTAAACATAACCACAAAATTTATCATAATTTTAAATTAAAAGATAACATTGAAAATGTTGAACAAAACATTTTTAATAATTATTTTGAAAAATGGAATCAAAAATATATTATAGATAGAGGAGAATGGGCAACACCTTATAACTATCATATATTAGAAAAATATTGTCCTAATAAAATAAAAATTATTTTCTTATTAAGAAATCCTATTGATGTAATTAAATCGTATTTAAATTTATGTATTCAATATCCTAATTTTTATATTAATAAGCAATACAATTGTTTAGATAAAACAAGTTTACATAAATCTGAACTTGAAGAAAAAATAGACCTTATTACTAAAAAAAATGATTTGTTTGATATTATTTGTATGTCTTATTCTTTTATTAAAAATAAAGATAATATACTATTTATACATTATGAAGATTTTATTAAAAAACCAAATAAAATTATAGAAAGTATATACTCTTTTTTAAATATTCCTAGTTATAAACACGAATTTTATGTAAAAAACCAATTTTCAATTAATGGAATTAGCTATAATGATGATAACATAGGAGCTCCTATACACACAATACATACTGGTAAATTAGTAAAAAAAAAATATAATATAAATATTCCAAAATATATACTAGAAAAATACAAAAATTTATTGTAATACATGTTAGGTATGCACAAAAAAATACTATCTCAAATAGACTTACATTTTGGTCAAGTAGAAATGCCTAAAGGTTTTGAAATAGACCGAGAAAAATTAGGTGCTGATATTTTATCATCTACTATCTATAATAGAGAATTTCCATTTTCAAGATCTTGGGATATGTTACAAACATATTTAAGAGAACATATTAATTTAGAACACGGATTTACATTAGTTCATAAAAAAACAATTGGTAATATTTATAAACCAAGACAACATTCAAATTCATTATTACAAGTTGATCCTGTAGATTTAAGACATTCTCCAGATTACGTAATGCTTTATGGAGTAAATGTTGGAAAAGATTCTTGTAAAGTATTTATAGAATATGATGATAATAGAAGAAAAGGCAGAAGTTGGGAAATACCTTTAAATAATAATGATTTTATAATGTTTCCTTCTACTCAAAGATATCATATAACTTCTAATACATCAGAACAATTAAATTTTATATTAACTACGACTTATGAATTTATCTAATTATTATTGGTATTTTAAATCAGCTTTAAGTCCAAAGTTTTGTGATGATGTTATTAAGTATGGATTAAGTCATCAAGAAGATTTAGCTATTACAGGTGGATATGGAAGAGATAGAAATTTAAAAGAAAAACCATTAAAAGAAGAAGAAATTGTAGATTTAAAAAAGAAAAGAAATTCTAATATTGTTTGGTTAAACGATACTTGGATTTATAAAGAAATACACCCATATATACATGAAGCAAACAAATTAGCAGGTTGGAATTATGATTGGAATTTTTCTGAGTCTTGCCAATTTACTAAATATAAGTTAAATCAATATTACGATTGGCATTGTGATTCTTGGGATAAACCGTATGATAAATCAGAAGATCAAAATAGTCATGGTAAAATTAGAAAATTATCTGTAACTTGCCAATTAACTGATGGCTCAGAATATACAGGTGGCGAACTACAGTTTGATTGTAGAAATTATGATCCACACATGCGTGATGAAGATAGACATGTGTTGACCGTAAAGGAAATACTTCCTAAAGGCTCTATCGTTGTGTTTCCTTCTTTTGTGTGGCATAGAGTACAACCCGTAACAAGAGGAACAAGATATTCTTTAGTTATATGGAACTTAGGATATCCTTTTAAATAATATGTTTATAAACGAGTATTTTAAAACACCAATCTGGATGGAAGATAAGCCAGAATTTGTAAAGTCGCTTACTAAAGCAACTGACAAATATATTAAAGAATCTAGAGATTTAAGAAAAACAGATATTAAAAAGAATGGTGATTTTGGTACTTCGTATCATTCAACACCTTTAACTGCAGATACTAAGTTTAGAGATTTTCATAATTATGTTGGTCAAAAAGCTTGGGAGTTTTTAGATTGGCAAGGATTTGATATGCAACAATATACAACGTTCTTTTCTGAAAGCTGGGTACAAGAATTTTCAAAAAATGGTGGAGGTCATCATTCAGCTCATATTCACCATAATCAACATGTAGGCGGATTTTATTTTCTTAAAGCAAGTGAATTAACTTCTTATCCAATATTTCATGAACCGAGAACTGGGGCACGTTGTACAAAGTTAAAACTTAAAAAACCAGATGCAATTACCCACGGTACAGAACTTGTGCACTTTAAAGTTAAACCTGGAACACTTATATTCTTTCCAGGATATATGGAACATGAATATGCAGTAGATCATGGTAAAGAACCATTTAGATTTATTCATTTCAACATTCAAGCAGTTCCAAAAGAAATGGCAAAGGTAAATGTCTAAAAAATATAATTTTAAAAAAGATAGATTTACTGTTATTGAAAAAGCAATAGATCCAAAAATTGCAAACTTTGTATACAACTACTTTTTAATGAAAAAGCAAGTTGCGAGAACAATGTTTGATACAAGATATATTTCTCCATTTACAACTGAGTTTGGTGTATGGAATGATGATCAAGTTCCTAATACTTATTCTCACTATTCAGATATAGCTATGGAAACTTTACTATTAGCTGTTCAACCTATTATGGAAAAACAAACTGGATTAAAATTAATTCCAACTTATTCATATGCAAGGATTTATAAAAAAGGAGATGTGCTACATCGCCACAAAGATAGATTTTCTTGTGAGATTTCTACTACTCTTAACTTAGGTGGAGACAAATGGCCTATTTTTATAGAAAAAGATCCAAACAAAGGTGGAGTAGTTGAAGGAAAAGGATATGTAACTGAGAATACTAAAGGTATTAAAGTAGATTTAAAACCTGGTGATATGTTAGTTTATAGAGGAAATTTATTAGAGCATTGGAGAGAAGAATTTAACGGAAAAGATTGTGCACAAGTATTTTTACATTACAATAATGCTGCAACTAAAGGTGCAAAAGACAATATCTTTGATAAACGACAACACTTAGGTCTTCCGAGCTGGTTTAAGAAATGATATAATTCATATCGGGAAAGATCTTCCACATACACACCAATCTTTCCCATTATAGGATTATTATATGTTTTTTGGAGCAACAGCCTTTGCAGAAGCACCTTTCTCATCAGAAGGCATTATAAATCAATCAATTGAAGTCACAGGACTTCAGTTACAAACTAACGTCTCAACGGTTGCTATATCTTTAGGTATAGATGTTAATGTAACTACAAATTTATTACAAACTGAAGTTACAAGCGTAGTTATTACTGCAGATACTAATATAAATTTAACAACTAATTTATTACAAACCGCTTTAGGTAATGAAAACATTGCCACAGATCAAAATATTAGTGTAACAACTAATTTATTACAATTCACAATAGATAGTGTTTCTATTGAAGCGGGGGGTAATGTATCTCTTGCTGCTGGAGCAGAACAAGAACTTGAAACTACAGTTAATAGTGTAACTATAGATATACCAGTTACAGTATCTTTAGTTGGTTCACAACTTAATACATTTTTAAATAGCGTAGATGCTCAAGCTGTAACTATTGCTACATTATCTACTAATTTATTACAAACTTCATTAGGTGATGAAGTTATTACAGCAGATGCTAATGTTAATTTAACAACTAATTTATTACAAACTGCTTTAGGTAATGAAGATATCAGTGCAGATGCTAATGTAAATTTAACAACTAATTTATTACAAACTACATTAGGTGATGAATCAATCGTTATTGGTACCGATGTATTTGTAAGTACTAATTTAATACAATCTAATATAGGTTCCGTAGTTATTGGTATTGGAGTTCCTGTAACAGGTGTTCAAATGCAAATATCTGTAAAAACACCTGTAGTCGTAGCATGGGCTGTGGTTGATATAAACGTAACTAACACTTGGACAACAGTAAGTACTAATACAACTAACACTTGGAGTGTGGTTGATATTGCAGCTTAACACTTATATAATAGCTTAATTATGGCATCATCCTATTCTACAGACCTCAAACTAGAGTTAATGGTAACGGGTGAAAACTCGGGTACTTGGGGAGATAAAACCAATACTAATTTAAATCTAATACAACAAGCAATTGCTGGTTTTGAATCCATTGCAATCACGTCTACTAATACTACTCTAGCAATGACGGATGCAACTATTTCCAACGCTAGAAATGCAGTATTAAAATTTACAGGAACTATTACAGCAAACTGCACAGTATTTGTTGCATCAGGAATTGAAAAAACTTATATCTTAGAAAATGGCACTACAGGAAACTTTACTGTTGCTTTAAATCAAGTAGGTGGATCTTCGGCTATTTTTGCAGGAACAGATAAATCTAATAAATTAGTTTATTTAGATGGAACAAATGCCGTAGATTTAGGTTTAGCTAATTTAACAGGAACTCAAACTTTAACTAATAAAACTTTAACTTCACCTACAATTAATGATCCAATCATTAATGAAATTAATGATACTAATGGTAATGAAGAAATTATATTTACAGCAACTGCCTCAGCAGTAAATGAATTAACAATTGCAAATGCTGCAACAGGAAATAACCCAAATATAACAGCTTCAGGAAGTGATACAAATATTGGTATTAATTTAACTCCTAAAGGTATTGGTGAAATTACATTTAATGGTACAGGTAAAATTCAACAAGTTTTAGAAAAAGTAACTGTAACTAATACTGCAACTACAGGAACTGTTACTTATGATCTTTTAGAGCAAGCGGTGTTATATCATACAGGAAATGCTGCTGGACAATTTACACTTAATTTTAGAGGAAGTAGTTCTACTGCATTAAATACAATGGTTACTGTTGGAGAATCTGCAACTGCTGCTTTTTTAAACACGAATTCTACTACAGCTTATTATACAACTTTTGTAACAATTGATGGAACTTCAACTAACGTTTCAACAAAATGGCAAGGTGGTTCAACACCATCTTCAGGAAATTCATTATCTATTGACGCTTATGCTTTTACAATTATTAAAACAGCAGCATCAACTTACACAGTATTAGCAGCTCAATCACAATTTAAGTAATTCATCATGCCTGTAATTACTACTTTTGGAGGAATGTCCGCAAGAGGTTTTGGATTATTTTCTGGAGGAATTATTTTACCAGCAACTTCTTTTGTAACAGTCACAGCAACTACTTCAACAAATGTAGTTCCCCTTGGTTATAATGCTATTCACATTCAAGCAGCTGTTGGTGGTGGCGGTGGAGCAATGTCTGGAGCAGATTATGATAAAGCAGGTGGAGAATCAGCAGGAGCTGGTGGAGGATCAGGAGCTTATATATCAGATAAAATATTTACAGTTATAGCAGGAGAAACAATAACATTTGTTGCAGGATCTGGTGGTGCACCTTTAAATGGTAACCCACAAAAACTTAATGGTGCGGCAAGTCCTGGAACTAATACTACTTTATCAGGATCTACAACAGGAAGTATATTTTCATTAACAGGTGGAGGCGGATCTTCTGGATTAGGAGGAGGTGGACAAGGACCCATTAGAACTAATACTGCAGGAACTGCAGGAGTAGCAACTATATCTGGAACAGCAATTACATCTGGAAAATATAATCAATCAGGTATCGTTGTAAGTGTTACAACTTGTACTGGTGGACCAGTTACTGTATTTAATCAATCAGGTAATGGTGCTGTTGGAAATATATCAGGATCAAACAATTGTGGTGGAGATAACTGTCAAATAGGTGGAAGTAGTGGTGCTGCTTCTTATGCAGGAAATATTTCAGGAGGAGCAGGATCTCCAATAGGTCAAAATGTTAATGGTACGGCAGGAACACGAGGATC